AGTAACTCCGGAGGTTACCAAGTAATGGCAATAAAAGTAAGCATACCATCAAATTCAAGTACTACGAAGGTAAGCATACCATCAACTAGTACTATTGCTTCAGTTGTTACTACACAATCTCAGGCAATTACAAACGCAAAGTTACAAAACTTAGCCAATATTGATATTTCAACTAACGGTTTATTGGACGGTCATACTTTGGTTTATGATGAAGAAACAGGCAATTTTGTTGCTCAAGCATTAACTGCATCCGTTGACATTGATTCATTGAATCTAACGACACTGGATGGCGGAACATATTAGTGACTACATTCGTTATGAACAAAAGATTTCAGTAAACCTAAAAAAAATGAGGAAAGATTAAATGGCAACCACAATTCAAATTAAGCGATCAACCGCTTCTGCCGCACCCGCAACTACGGATTTAGTAGAAGCAGAACTCGCGTATAGCCAAGATAAAAGTAATGATGGCGCAGGAGCCATTCTTTATATTGAATCCGTAAATAACGATAGCAGTGCAGTAATTCACAAACTTGGTGGTAAATTTTATACAGATATCGTTGACGGTGCAACCAATGCGAATACCGGAAACAAACTTGTAAAAAGAGATGCGAGTGGCAACATTGCCGCTGGTACTATTAGTTTTGGATCACTGTCTGATGGCACAATTACAGCCACAGCATTCGTTGATGAAGATGATATGAGCAGTGATTCTGCTACACTTATCCCAACTCAACAATCAGTTAAAGCATACGTAGATTCTAAAGATTTTTATGTAGACCTTGGTATAGCTGGTGATTCTGGTACTGGAGCAATTACAGATGCAGAAACACTTACTCTTACTGGTGGAACAGGTATCACAACAGCGGTATCTGGTAACGCAGTTACCCACACACTAGATAACACCGCCGTATCAGCAGGTAGTTATGGTAGTGCTACTGCTATTCCTACTTTTACAGTAGACGCACAAGGTAGATTGACAGCCGCAGGTACTGCTTCAGTTTCAACTTCATTTACTATTGCTGGTGATAGTGGCACTTCAAATGATATTGATGGTGGAGAAACGCTTACTTTTAATGGTACAACAAATGAAATAGAAACCGCAGTATCAGCAAATGCAGTTACTATTGGTCTTCCTACTAACCCAACTATCGGTGGTAATCTTACTGTCTCTGGTAACTTGATTGTTTCTGGTACTAGAACAGAAGTAAACACACAGACTTTGGAAGTAGTTGATCCACTATTTGCACTTGCAACGAACAACAGTAGTTCCGATGCAGTTGATATTGGTTTCTACGGACTCTATGATACGTCTGGATCTCAAGACCTATACAGTGGTCTTTTCAGAGATGCAAACGATGGTAAGTGGAAACTGTTTAAAGATACACAAGCAGTACCAACAACAGTGGTTGATACTACTGGTACTGGTTATGCAGTCGCATCACTAGTAGCAAACTTGGAAGGCAACGTAACTGGTAACGTAACTGGTACAACTTCAAGTATTGCAAACCATGATACGGATGCCCTTAGTGAAGGATCAAGTAATCTTTACTACACAGCCGCACGTTTCAATAGTGCATTTGACACTAGACTTGACGCCGCAACTATAGACGGTGGTACTTACTAACAATTAATTATTTTTGGAGATGATACATGGATGAGAAATTAGTGAATCAATATATTCAAACTATGGCGGAAGAAATTAACCGCTTGACGCAAGAAAATATTGTTTTGAAATCGAAGTTAGTGATTGCAACACAATCATTGAATACTCAGAATGAAGAAACAAAAGAAGAGGACTAAATGGCTACAGTAATACGATTAAAAAGATCCGAAACAGCAAGTGATGCACCAACTGCATCTGACTTAGCTGTGGGTGAAATTGCCATGAATATGGCAGATCGTCTACTGTACTCTAAGAAAACTGACGGAAGTATAATTTCCATAGGCGCCGCAAGATTACCAGAATCTTTTACTTGGTCAAATGACTTAGATTTTGGTACCTTATCTACTGCGACTGGAGATGCTTACGATTGGGGTGACCTCACAACTGCTTCAACTGCGTATGATATGGGCGCTGTAATAACAATAACTAATATACAATCAGATGCGCCTGCCAGTGCAACTGCAAGTGGAACAAAAGGGGATTTAACTTTCGACTCGGACTATATGTACGTCTGTGTCGCTACTAATACCTGGAAACGTGTTGCACTTTCAAGTTGGTAAGCTAATATATATTTATAGAGAGTAAAGAGATAAACTATGCCAACAAAATTACAATTACGAAGAGGAACTACGTCAGATCATTCTAGTTTTACTGGAGCGGTTGGAGAAGTAACTGTCGATACTACACTGGATACTCTGGTAGTCCACGATGGATCAACTGCCGGTGGATTTACTCTTGCCAAACTATCGAACATAAGTGTAACAGATTCTGGTGGTGATGGATCGCTTTCTTACAACAGTTCAACTGGAGTACTAACTTATACTGGACCAAGTGCATCGGAAGTTAGAGCGCACATTACTGCTGGTGCTGGTATTTCAGTTTCAAGTGGTGTTGTTACTCTGGACATACTTGACGAAGACAATATGGCAACAGACAGTGCCACAAAAGCACCGTCACAACAATCAGTAAAAGCATATGTAGCGAGTCAAATAGCCACAAAAGATAATACAGATGAGATGACTGAGGGGTCAAGTAATCTTTATTTCACAAATGCTAGAGCCGATGCAAGAATTTCAAATGCTTTAATTGACGAAGATAATATGGCAAGTGACAGTGCCACTAAACTTCCAAGTCAACAATCAGTAAAAGCATATGTTGATGCACAGACAACAGATGAAACTGCGGAAGGGTCATCTAATTTATATTACACCAATTCCCGAGTTAATTCACAAGTAGATGCATATCTCAATGCAGGAACTGGTATAACTCTTGCTGGTAGTGGCGCTATTGCTGTTAATACCAGTGTTATACCAACTATAACTGCAATGAATACCGCCATTTCAAACGCGACAGATGCGCTAGTTGACTCAGCACCAGGTGCATTGGACACATTAAATGAATTAGCGGCTGCTTTAGGCGATGACGCAAACTTTAGCACAACAGTAACAAACAGTATAGCAACAAAAGCACCACTTGCTAGTGCGGCTCTTACGGGTACACCAACAGCACCAACAGCAAGTACTGGTACAAATACCACGCAATTGGCTACTACTGCATTTGTGAAACAAGAAATTGATGCACTCAAGGCACTCTTGTATGCATATGATCAATCATAAGGCGGGTTAAATGGCATTATCAAGTAGACAAGGACTTATAGACTATTGTTTAAGACGCTTAGGTTTTCCTGTAATCGAAATTAATATTGACGAGGACCAGATAGAAGACCGAGTGGATGATGCTTTACAGTTATTTCAAGAATATCACTTTGATGGTGTAGAAAGAACTTACGTAAAGCACCAGATTACAGGCTCTACATTAAATATATCTACGTCCATTGCGAGTAACTTCAGTAAAGGAGAAACTCTAACTGGTGCAACTAGTGGCGCAACAGCTATTCTAGTTAGCGGAACTGGTACTGCTTTTACTATAGACAATATTCTAGGTACATTTACTGCAGGAGAAGTTATCAATGGTTCGGTAAGTGGACTATCTGCTACTCTATCATCTTCTAATCACTACAGTGCTGGTGATATGGAAAAAGGTTACATTCCTATAGGCACTGAGATTTTAAGTATACAAAGATTATTTCCGGTTGGACAAAATGATGCCACAACTGGTACAAACAATATGTTTGATCTTATGTATCAGTTTAGAATGAATGATATGTACAGTTTGTTAAGTGCAGACCTCACGTATTACACCATGGTACAAAGCCATTTAACAACACTGGATCAAATGTTTGTTAATCAAAGACAAATACGATGGAACAGAAAAACTAATAGACTTTATATCGATACTGATTGGGATATGACATTTAATGTAGGAGATTACGTTATTGCAGAAGCATATGCAATTTTGAATCCAGAAACATACAACGAAGTATATGACGATATGTTCCTAAAGAAATATCTAACCGCATTGTTAAAAAGACAATGGGGAGAAAATATGAAAAAATTTGGTGGAATACAATTACCAGGTGGAGTAACTTTAAACGGTGTAGAATTATTTCAAGAAGCTACTGCCGAGATCGCTCAGATCGAAGACGAGATGCAAATGAAATACGAACTACCACCGTCATTTATGGTGGGATAAATAGAGCATGGCTACTAACTTTTATTTCCAAAATGGCGATACTTCAGGAACAACTTCAGAACAACGGCTGGTAGAAAGCCTTGTAATAGAAAGCCTGAAGATTTATGGGCATGATGTTTTCTATTTGCCTCGAACTTTGGTAAATAGAGATACAATCTTTGATGAAGATGCTCTATCTAAGTTCACACAATCATATCCTCTAGAAATGTATCTTGAAAACGTTGAAGGATTTGAAGGTGAAGGAGATATATTTTCTAAGTTTGGTATTGAGATAAGAGATTCTGCAACATTTGTTTTAGCCAAGAAACGATGGGAAGATTTAGTAGACACTTCTGGTGGTACTTTTCAGTTAGAAGCAAGACCTGCAGAAGGAGACTTGCTGTATTTTGCTAAGACAGGATCACTATTTGAAATTAAATTTGTAGAGTTTCAAAATCCATTTTACCAACTAGGAAAGATATACGTATTTAGATTGCAGTGTGAGTTGTTCGAATACAGTTCAGAAGCACTTGATACGGGCAATACTGATATAGATATTATTGAAGATAATAATTCACTAGATACATTCTTGTATCAGTTGAAGACTGAGACTGGTGATAATCTACTAACGGAAACCCGTGACGCACTTATTAAAGAAGACTACGCAACTAATAAGACCAATGCAAATACAGATAATGCAGACTTTATGAACTTCAGTGATATACTAGACTTCACTGAAGTAAATCCATTTGGTGAGGTAGGCTAATGTTTAAAGATAAACAATTTTATCACTCGACTACAAAGAAAGCTATTATTGCATTTGGTACAATCTTTAGTAACATACAGGTTGAAAGAAAAAACTCTGCTGGTGAAATAGCACAGTCATTAAGAGTACCTCTTGCGTACTCACCAAAACAAAAATTTCTGTCTAGAATAGCGGCTATTCCAGATGTTGAATCTAGGGGTGAAGTTGCAATAACATTACCTAGAATGGGATTTGAGATTACTGGTATCGCATACGATCCTAATAGAAAGATTTCTCCAATCAATAAGAATGTTGCATTGCATACAGACAGCACTCTTACTGCTAGAACTAGTTTTGTATCGACCCCATACGATTTAAATATAACTCTGTATTCTTTTGCAAAGAATCAAGAAGATGCTTTACAAATTGCAGAACAGATAATGCCACATTTTAATCCAGACTTTAATGTAACTGTAAATGATTTACCTGAAATGGGTATTAAAAGAGATATTAAAATTATATTGGACAGCATTACATACGAAGATCAATACGAAGGTTCGTATTCAGGTGATAGACAAAGTATTATATGGTCTTTTAATTTTACCATGAAATTAAATTACTATGGCTTTGTAGGTACACAAGGAATGATTCGCAAAGTTATTGCGTCTACTTGGCAAAATCCTGAACTATTGGGTGAATATGTAAAACAAACTTATTCTGTAGAAAATGTTAAAGCAACAGCAACCGCAACGATTTCAGGTGATGCAGTGAATGCTGTTAATTTGGTATATAGTGGTGATAAATATACTTACGCACCAAATGTTACATTCTCAACTGGCAATGCCAGGGCTGAAGCCGTATTAGGAACAGATGGTAAAATTGAATCTATAACAGTAACTAATGGTGGTTCTGGTTATAGTACTGCTCCCACAGTAGATATTGAAGCACCAGAAGGATATCAAGAATTCCCTGGACCAGCAGATGCATATAGATTTGTGGAAGAGTTTGAACAGGAATTTAAATAATGGTAAACAAAGTATTCGATGCTCTGGATAAAACTTTTCAAGTTACCCAGACTAAAACAGATGAACCAAAAACTCCTGCTATTATTACAGACTCAGAAGATAGTGTTGAGGGTGACTTTGAAGAAGCCAGACAGGCACTTAAAAGATCGATGTCTTATAATGAAGAAGCTATACAAGGTATTTTAGGTATAGCACAGAACAGTGACAATCCTAGGGCATTTGAAGTTGCGGGTCAACTTATCAAATCAATGGCTGAGGGTGCTAAAGATATCATGGAAGTACAAGAAAAGAAACAAAAAATTGACAAAGTAAATGGTAACATTGATACTAGTAATGTTACTAATAATAATCTTTTTGTTGGTAGTACTTCTGATCTTCTTAAAATGATTAATAAACAGCAAGAGAAAGCGGTAGAGAATGACGCAGATTGAAACCTCATATCACGGCAATCCAAATCTAAAGCCGGTAGGGTATCAACATGATTTTACTCAAGAACAAATTGAAGAGTATTTGAAATGTAAAGATGATGTGATTTATTTCATCGAAACTTACTGTCAGATAGTAACTTTGGACCAAGGCTTACAGCCATTTAAACTTTACGATTGTCAAAAAAGAAAAGTAGAGTTTATCATGAAAGAGCGCAAAGCTATTCTCATGGAAGGCAGACAGCAAGGTAAAACAATTACAGCCGCAGCCTGTATATTACATTATAGTATATTTAATGATAGTAAAACAATTGCTATCATGGCAAACAAGACCGCGGCTGCCCGAGAAGTTCTATCTCGTTATCAAATTATGTATGAACATCTACCTATATGGATGCAACAGGGTGTTAAGACTTGGAATAAAGGTAACGTAGATTTAGAGAATGGTTCAGTAGTATTTACTGCCGCCACAACAGCTTCTGGTATTCGTGGTAAATCTGTAAACTGGTTGTACATTGATGAGGCTGCCATTATACCAAACAATGTAGCAGATGAATTTTTTACTTCAGTCTATCCTACTATTTCTGCTGGTGAAACTACAAAGATTCTACTCACTTCTACCCCACTTGGATACAATCACTTCTGGAAATTCTGGAATGAATCTAA